GTTTGTCAAAACAGATCATCCTACGTTTGTAGCTTTTCTTGAAGCGTATTACGAATATATGGAACAGCAGGGGAAACCCTACGAGATCATTGGTAATTTAAATAATTATGCAGACCTCGGAAGTACTACGGAAGATTTTTTAAAATACTTTAAAGAGCAGTATGCCGTAGATATTCCAGAAGCAGTTTTTGCAAACACAAGTAAACCATTTGTATTAAAACATCTCAGAGATTTCTATCGTGCAAAGGGTAGTGAGAAATCATTTCAGTTATTTTTTAGATTACTTTATAATCAAGAAATAGAACTTTATTTTCCTGCCACGGATATGCTTCGTACCTCTGATGGTAGATATAATAAAAGTAAAATTATAAGAGTGATTGATACTAGTGCTGATGATAGTGTATTTAAATTAGTAGGAAAAAAAATTACTGGTCAAACTTCTACCGCTACTGCTATTGTTGAAAATATATTGAAAGAGAGTGTAGGTTCTTATGTTGTTTCTACATTATATCTTTCTGGTGTTCTAGGCACCTTCTCAATGAATGAAGTTATTTCAGATGGAACATTAACATTTACATTGGGGTCAATGGTAACTGGTAGTTCCATACAAGTTGCTGGAAATAATTATTCTGTTGGAAGTTCAATACCAATATCTGGCGGTGGTGCAAATAATTCTGGTGCGGTTATAAAGATTAATAAATTAACCGCTGGTAGTATATTGAAAGTTAATATTACCAATGGTGGTACTGGTTATCAAGTTGGTGATAAGTTTGTTTTCAATAATTCTGGTAAGATGAATATTAATGGTAGAACTGCAAGTTTAATTGTCAAAGCTGTTGATGGTAGTGGAACGATTACGGAACTTGAATTAGAAAACATGGGTAGAGGTTACACTTCCCTACCAACAATATCTGGTGGTAGTGGTAATGGTTTTGTTCCAGAAATTATTGGATGGAACATTGGTGGTATTTCAGAATTAAAAATTCAAAATAATGGTTTCGGTTTTAGTAGTACACCAACATTAGATTTAACAGGACTTGGTGATGGTGATGCACAGGTAAGTGTTACAGTAGGTTCATATGAACCAAAGTTCAATGTTGGTTTTATTTCTGATAATGGATTTCTATCTGCTAATAAATATTTACAGGATAGTAATTACTATCAATTATTTTCTTATGTTCTTACTGTTGGAGAAACGATTGATAAATGGAGAGACATTGTTAAACGTGCGATACATCCAGCTGGTCTAGCGTTGTTTGGAAGGTATCAATTAATATCTAATATAAAAACAAATTTCTCTTTAACTAATCTTGATTTATCTGATAGATATACAATTATTTTCCATGATGGCGATATTGAACCGCCAGTAAGATTAAATTTAAAAATAGATTCATGTGAAGGTGATAGTGAACTAATTGTTAATGCTGAAGATTATAAACTTATTTCTGATAGTGTAGAGGAAACGGAAGATCATGGTTTGATAACACAGATGGTTGATGATGGTGAGGACTATAAATTAATATCTCAACTTGTTAGTGCATTTTCTGAACCAACTAAATGTCAGATTTATGAGCAAGACTTAGGTATTCAGAAATTAGTTGATGGGGGATTTGATGATTATCTTTTTGTCGATATAGTTGCTACGAGGATGGGTAATTTTGGATTGATAGATGAAGCAACTACTAATCCACAAGACTATGGTTGGCTTGGACAAACCATGTCTTTTGAATCACAGTTGAGGTTAGGCCCAATCAAACGAAGTTTAGATAGACTGAAATTTAATATGCAAGGTGGATATAGTCAGAAGTGGGGTGTTGTGGTAAATGGGTGGCAACAATCAGGAACATCTATTGAGTCTTTTAAGAATGACAAGGTTTCAGATTATATATTCTTTGCTGGAAGTAAACATAAGAAAGTAACAAACGCTACAATAACACAGTTCGTAACGGCAGATGAGGCAAGTTGGCCTGCAAATACTACTCTGCCATTTTCATAAATTTTAAAAAAGTATTATAAATATACAAAGACAAACATTAAAAGGAAAATGTAATTATGAGTGCTATAATCCATAACAGTTTTAGAAAATACAATGCAGATAACTTTATCACATCTATCGGAACAAATAAAGTTTATCTGATGATAGGTAAAGATTCGCCGTGGTCTGGAGCTAGCGCTGGTGAATATTCGGAAACAACTCCCAATGATGCGTTGATTCCTATTCCTATTGATACAACAATCGCTCCATTCCTACATCACAAGGATATGATTGCAGCTAAATTAATTCCATTGTCAAGTGCATCTCATGTTATCAAGAGAGTTAACTGGACTAGTGGTACGGTTTACACAGAATACAGTCATACGATTGATGATATTATAGATGAGGACTTCTTTGTTTTTACAAGTACCTTTAGAGTTTATAAATGTATTAGTAATTTTGATGGAGCTGTTTCTACTGTAGAACCTACTGGTGTTTCAACGGATATTATTGAAACAGCAGATAACTATAGATGGAAGTTTATGTTTGAAGTTCCACAGGGAGAGGTTTTGAAATTTGTAACAAGTGATTGGATTCCAGTTAAGAAATTACCTGCTGATGACACAAGTGAACAATGGGATGTACAGACCGCCGCTGTTGATGGTGCGTTAGATCATATTGACGTAACTAATGGTGGGAGTAGTTATAAGTCAAACACAGGAACAGCACAAACAGGAACAACGAATACTATTACCTTAGAAGCGGGTGCAGATGCGAATGATGATTATTATAATGGATTGACAGTTTATATTACTCAAGGTACTGGTATAAATCAGTTCAAAACAATTACTGGTTATGATGGTACGTCAAAAGTTGCGACAGTTGATAGTGATTGGGCAGCTGGACAAACACCAAACAATACTAGTGTTTATATAGTATCACCCGCTGTTACAATTACAAAAGATGCAAGTACAAGTGCTGCTGGTGCTGTTGCAAGAGTTTCAAGTGTTGTTGGTGGAGTTATTAAAAAGATTGCTATGATTTCCGCAGGCACAGGATATAGGTTTGCGACTGCTGCTATTTCTGGTGGTGGTGGAACTGCTTGCGTACTCGAACCAAGAATGTCTCCCTCTGGTGGACATGGTTCAGATGCTGTTGCAGAATTAGGTGGTGCGTATGTTATGTTGAACGCTAGACTGATCGGTGCGGAAGGTGCTGACTTTCCAGTAGGAGATGATTTTAGAAAAGTACATCTTCTATCTAATCCAACCACAGGTGGAGTACCAGCAACTGCTACAACTTATAACGCTCTTGAAATTGATGATGGATCGGGAGAAATGATTTATACAGAATTCAGAACTCCAATTAATAGAGCATCTGATTCTACAGAGGATATAAAACTAGTTGTCGAATTCTAGTATAAATAAAAATAAAACAATAAGGGTAAATTATGTCTGAAAATAATATTACAATTAATACAAACCAAAGTCCTTACTTTGATGATTTTGATGACAATAAGAATTTTCATCAAGTCATGTACAAGCCATCTCTGCCTGTACAGGCAAGAGAGTTAACTACTCAGCAATCCATTCACCGAGATCAGATAAAGAAGTTAGGCGATCATGTTTTCAAGAATGGTAGTAAGGTAACTGGCGCTGACGTAACATTAAACCTAGATTATGAATTTGTTAAATTACAAAATCAATTAAACGGTGTTGATATAAATGTTGCAAACTTTGAAGGTAAAACTGTTGTTGGTAATCAATCAGGTACTAAAGCACTAGTAATAGGTAACGTAGCTGAAGATACAGATGCAGGCGATCCTGATACCCTTTTTGTTAGATACCTTACAGGTGGATCAATAACAGATGGTGTACAGGGAATTAAAGTTGATACTAATGGCTCTGGTTATACTAGTATTCCTACCGTAGTTATTACACCGACAAATGGTGGAAATGGTGCTACTGCTATTGCAAATGTAAACAATGGTGAAGTAACTTCAGTCGATATGCAAACGCCTGGTTCTGGTTATTTGTCAGCACCAACAATTACATTTACTGGTGGTGGTGGAAGTTCTACAACCGCAACCGCTACAATAGAAACACAACCCGCTTTTCTTGCAGGGGAGAGAATTAACTCAACCGATCTCGCAGTTGCCGCTTTAGCTGCAACTTCAGCACCAACAGGTAAAGGTAGTTCAGTATCAATCGCAGAAGGTGTCTTTTATGTTAATGGTAACTTTATTAAAAATGCAAGTCAAACATTAGTTCTAGATAAGTACACAAACGAACCTTCTTATAAAGTTGGTGTAACGGTTACAGAAAAGATTATAACTTCTGGTGATGATTCAACATTGTTGGATAATGCACAGGGTTCTTTTAACTTCTCTGCTCCTGGCGCAGATCGTTTAATGCTTGCATTAACATTTGCAAAGAAAACACTTGACTCTACAGATGACACAGACTTCTTTGAAGTATTAAGACTCAAGGATGGTTTGAAACAAGCTGAGATTTTAGTACCTCTGTATTCCGAATTAGAAAAAACATTTGCACGAAGAACTTTTGACGAATCGGGTAGTTATACTGTAAGACCTTTTAATGTTCAATTAAAAGATGATCCAAACGATAGTACAAAATTTATAGTTAGACTTGATCCTGGCAAAGCGTTTATTGAAGGTTTTGAATACGAGACTATTATATCTCAAAACATTACGATAGATAAAGCAAGAACGATTGTTAATGTAAATAACTTTGATCGTTTAATGCAGTATGGTAATTATGTTATTGTTAATAATCTCAAAGGTTATTATGATATTACTGAAAACGAAACTGTTGATCTTCATAACGTAGCACATGGTTCGATTAATGTAACAGACCAATCAACTTATATACTTACTAAAATTGGTACAGCCCGTGTTAGAAGTATCACCCATGTAACAGGTGCTTCTACTGCTATGATTTCTCATTTATATCTTTACGATATAAAAATTACAACTGATAAATTTGAGAATGTTGAATCAGTTGTTACAATACCTGATGATCTCAATGCAACTCCTGTTGTTCTTAATGGTAGATGTAACATGGATGATAGTGGTAAGTTGCTTGGACAGACTATCGGTGATTTAATACTTCAAGAAACGCAAAACAATACTATGTTGTTTAAGTTGCCACAGAATACAATACAAACTATTCGTGATGACCAGAGTGCTATTGACACAAGTTATACAACTAAGAGAACATTTGAAAGTGTTTCGTTTACTGCTGGTGTAGCAACGATTGCAAGTGCTGGTTCTACTGAAACCTTTATAGGTACAAGTGATACAAGTGATGCTAATAAATTAGATAACTATCTTGTTACTGTAAAGAGTGTTGGTACATCAGGTTTTGCTGTTGGTGATATAGTAGATTTTTCAGACCCCGCTGATATTATTGTTAATGCACCTTCAAACACGACACTTACTTTTGATCTAAAACAGTCTGTTAATTTTACCGCAGATATTATTGCAACACTTAACATTGATGGTAAACAAGAGAAAACGAAAGCGATAGTCAAGTCTAGTACAAAAACTATTGCTACACCAAACACAACTAATCTATTGGCTGATTCATTGGAACGTGCAGACCTTCATGCTCTCAGAGCAGTATATGATTCTGCTGATGTGAATAATGATCCCGTACTTCCAACATTGGTTGTTACCTCAACCTCAGATACCATGACGCCTGGTGAAACGATTACTGGTGCAACATCTGCTGCTACAGGATTAGTTATTAGTGGTGCTGGTGGTTCAACGGATTTAACTTACGTTCCTGTTTCTGGAACTTTTGTTTCAGAGGATATTCTCGGTGCAACATCTGGTTTTACAAAAACAGTTACAAGTGTGATTGTTGGTTCAAATAATATAACAGATCAATATACTATGGATAATGGTCAAAGAGATAACTTCTACGATCATGGAAGAATTATATTAAAGGATGGTGGAACTGCACCTACTGGAAGAATTAGTGTTATCTTTGATTACTTTACTCATACTGGCGTAGGATATTTTTCTGTTGACTCTTATGCGGTAGTTGGTTTTGAAAACATCCCAACTTATACTTCACCTGTAACTGGTGAGGAAGTTGAGTTGAGAGATTGTATTGACTTTAGACCAAGACGAATGGATGGTGCAGATACAATTTCAAATGTTGAATTACCAGCACCGAATACGAACTGGTCTGCTGATTATAGTTATTATTTACCAAGAACTGATACAGTTTATTTAAGTAGGGAAAGAAAGTTTGGAAGTAATAAAGGTGTACCTTCTTTAATACCAGTACCGCCTATTCGTTTAGATGGTACTATGAATTTGTACATACTAGAGATTCCTGCTTATACATTTAAAGCAACGGATGTTAATGCGAAGTATATCGAAAACAAAAGATATACAATGCGAGATATAGGAAGATTAGAAAAACGAATTGATAATCTAGAATACTATACATCATTATCGTTACTAGAAAGTGAAACGGAAAATCTAACTATTAAAGATGCGGCTACTGGTTTGGATAGATTTAAAAATGGAATATTGGCTGATTCGTTTAGAGGTCATAGTGTTGGTGATGTTGCAAGTAGCGATTACAAATGTGCTATTGATTTTAACGAAAAGATTTTGCGACCAAGTTTTAATTCCGAAAATACAGATGTTGTTTATGATAGTGGTGATTCTACTGGTGTACAAAAAACTGGTGATTTGATTACACTTCCATATAGTACGGTATCATTTGTAGATCAACCAATCGCAAGTAAATCAATTAATGTTAATCCATATGCTGTACTTGCATGGGTTGGTACTGTTGACTTGACACCGCCAAACGATAACTGGATTGATACTACCACACAACCCGAAGTTGTTGTTAATCTTCAAGGTGAGAATGATGCGTGGTCAAGATTAGTTGGTTTGGGATTTGGTACACAGTTTAACGATTGGATGGATATTGGTACTGGTAGAAACGAAAGAGTAGTAGGTACACAGGGAAATTTTACTTCTGGACGTGCTATCATTCAACGACAAACTGTTGAAGTAGATCAACAACAAACACGAACTGGTATTAGAAATGAAATTACTGGAACGGAAACAGTAAGAAACAGTATTGGTGAAAGAGTAGTTGATGTTTCTGTTATACCGTTTATTCGTTCAAGGGATGTAGCGGTTTCTGTTACTGGAATGAAACCAAATACAAGAGTGTATTCTTTCTTTGATGGTGAGGATGTTTCCGCTTTCGTTACTCCTAATGGGGGTGCTTTAGGTGATGCGGTTTATACAGATTCTTCTGGTACTATTACTGGATTGGTTTTTACAATTCCCAATAGTGATACGTTAAGATTCAGAACTGGTGAAAGACAATTCTTGTTAGTAGATAATACAACTGGTGATCTGGTAACTGCTGGAACTTATGCGGAAGTTGTTTACCAAGCACAGGGATTATTACAGACAAGAGAAAATGTTGTTGTCGCTTCAAGAGTTCCTAGAGTACAACAACTTGCTATGGGTAGTGCTACAGAGTTTAGAACAACGACAAATCAATTTACCAGAAATGCAGTAGTCGGTTGGTTCGATCCTCTCGCTGAAACATTTTTAGTTGATGAAGCATTATATCCAGATGGTATTTTTCTATCGGATATTGATTTGTTTTTCAAAACAAAAGATACGGATGGACTTCCTGTATCAGTACAGATTAGAGATACATTGAATGGTTATCCAACTCAAACAATCTTACCATTCTCGGATGTTAGTTTAAATCCTGATAGTGTTACTGTAAGTGAAGATGCGACAAGTGCAACTAAGTTTACATTCCCATCATTGGTTTATTTACAGCCTGGTGAATATTCAATAGTTGTAATTAGTAATAGTACAAAATACGAAGCATATATTGCAGAGATGGGTGAAAACATTATTGGTACAAATCGCAAAGTATCTGAACAACCTTATGCTGGTGTATTCTTTAAATCACAGAATGCTTCAACATGGAGTCCAGATCAAAATCAGGACTTGATGTTTAAATTGAATCGTGCAGACTTTACTATTGATGGTACTTCTCATGCGGTATTTAAAGATGGAACACTTTCTTCTGAAATCAAAGCAGACATTATTGATATAATTCCACAAGAAGTTAGAATCAATAATACTGGTATTGATTGGGGTGTTAAGATGACTGGCGTGGATAATAGTAATTTGGATATGGAGTATTTTAGTGTTACGCCATATACTAATCATATTCTTGATGTACAGAAAAAACTTACTACAGGTGCTGGAAGTTATGTATCACGAGCTACATTGGCATCAAATAGTAAACATATTTCTCCTGTAATTGATACTGCAAGAAATAGTGTGATTACCATTGAGAATGTTATTAACCATTTGACAACAGGTGAAGAAGCAAAAGAAGGTGGAGATGCACTTGCAAGATACTTGACTCGCCGTGTTACGTTGAAGGATGGTTTTGATGCACAAGATTTAAAAATCTATTTGACTGCTAACAGACAAAGTGGAACTGTTGTAACTTGTTATTATAAAGTTCTTTCACAATTTGATCCTGATATTTTTGATGATAAATCTTGGACAGTAATGCAAGAAGTAACAAATGTAAATTCAGTTTCTAAAACTGAGGATGATGAAGAATACTTAGAACTTGAATTCACACCAACTACAAATAATATTTCTTATACTGTTGGTACTACAACATATTCTAGTTTTAAAACTTTTGCAATTAAAATTGTAATGACAGCATCACAAGGACAGACTACTAGAGTTCCTCTTATTAAAGACTTGAGATGTATTGCATTGGCGTAATATGAAAACTGTAAAAATTGAAAACTCAAAGTTAGAACGTGATATGTATTCTAAAGCGGTATTGAATACTAGTAAAACTGCATTAGAACGATATAAGATGGAACGTATGAAACGGTTGAAAGAAATAGAGGATATAAATAATATGAAAAACGATATTGCTGAACTTAAAGAAATGGTCGCACAACTTTTAGGAAAACAAAATGGCTAATATTATACAAAGACGAAGGGGTAATACCGCCCAACACGCTACATTCACAGGTGCTGAAGGCGAAATAACTATTGACTTGGACAAAGAAACAGTTGTTGTCCATGACGGAGCTACTGCTGGTGGATTTCCACTTGCAAGAGAGGACATGACCAATGTTGCAGATCAAGTTGGTATTCCTCAATTAAAATTATCAGACGGCACAGTAGGACAAGTATTACAAACGGATGGAGCTGGTACAATTAGTTTTACTAGTCAACCTGACGTTACTGGTTCAAGTGTTGGTGGTGATCTTACAGGAACGGTTGGGAACGCTCACCTTGGCGCTAATACAGTTGGTGTCGTAGAACTTAATTTGTCAGACGGTACATCTGGACAAGTATTAATGACAGACGGTGCTGGTAATATAAGTTTTGGCAGTACGGTTGATGTTAGTAGTGCTGTTGTTGGTGGTGATCTTTCTGGTACAGTAGGTAATGCACAATTAGTTGTGAACTCTGTTACTACTGCTGAATTAGCGGGTGATGCTGTTGAAACAGTAAATATCAAAGACCTTAATGTAACTAATGATAAACTTGCAACGGATTCAGTAACCGCAATTAAGATAGTAGATGGAGCTGTAACTAATGATAAGATACTTTCATTGTCATCTGCTAAACTAGTAGGCGCTATGCCTGCACTTGATGGTAATGCATTAACAAATATTAATCCTAATAGTCATACCCATATTAATCCTTATGACGTATCTTTTTTAGCAGGATATGATATTGAAACATTACCAATAGATATAGTTGTTCAAAAGTATGGTGAAATGGTTATGGCAAGAACTGGAACATTTGAAGGTGAACAAGCACACATAGAAGTTGGCCCTGCTGGTTCTGCATTAATTATTGACATAGAGAAAAATGGAGCATCAATCTATTCTACCAAACCACAGTATGCAGATGCTGCTGGTGCAGGCGGATTAACTGCTGGTGTATTATCTACAACGGATTTCGTTGCTGGTGATAGAGTTACTTTTAGAATAACACAAGTTGGTTCTGGAACTGCTGGTACTGGTTTAAGGTTTATGATGAAATGTAAGGTATAGTCTAAATGGCATTTATTAATCAAGGTAGACATATTGGAACTGTTGGTTTAGGAGAACCCGAAACTCTCGGTGGAACTGAAACCTTCTACGGTAATTTTAAGATACACACATTTTTAACATCTGGAACATTTGAAGTTAAAGGTAGTAAAGATGTAACTTGTGATGTACTTGCAATCGCTGGTGGCGGGGGTGGAGCAGGAAACCATGGCGGTGGTGGAGCAGGAGGCATGGTCGAACAACCTTCTACAGTTATTGTTCCTGGCGAATATAATATTGTAGTTGGAAATGGTGGAACGCAAAC